GTTTACGCCTGTTGTAATTGCCATTGACTATAGTTCCTTTTATGTCGTTCCTGATACGAATTGAGCAAAGAAGTTTGGTATTGCCGTCGAATCGGCTGGAGTCCACGTACTGCTTACATACGGTAAAGCTGCTTCAGGTCTAGCATCTTTAAGTATAGCTCGTGCGCGAATACGGGGAGACTTGTTTTGCGGATGATTTTTAAGATTATAATTTCCATCGCTTTCACCCGGTCCAACAACAAACCCAGTTGACTCTTTTATCCGTTGTTCATACGGAAATCTGAATCCACTTTTATCACTTATAAACCATGCTCGTACCATACTATATTACACCCTTATGTGAATCTTAGGGAAGGCTTGACAAGAAGAGCAGCCCGTTCTTTATCTTCTGCCATAGCATTATTAAGAAGAGCTTCGTATTCTGTCTTTAAAGCAAGCATCCGTTCTGCTGAAATACCCATTCGTTTAAATCCTACATAGTAAGCAAGTCCCATAGATAAAGCAGGAAGAAATCTGTACGGAACATCAGCATCATCTATAGACTGATTAAAATCAAAGAACCGTCGTACTGTATGCATTCGGATAATATCAGTACTATTTTCAGGAGTAGGCCATACTAAGAGAGTTATATTATCTCTTCCCTTTATAGTAGCAAATTGAATAGCTCTCCCTGTTACGGTCTTATCAGGAATTTGAAGATACTCTTCCGCACTAATTCGTGTCATTGAAATATCAGCATTATCTCTACGGCTTACAGCTTCTGTTACAGCCATAACGCTATCTGCTAATTCGTACTGTTCTGTTCCTGAAGTAAGAGTTTGGTTAGTAAACCCCGTAGTCCAAAGAAGAATACCCCGATTCTGCCAATCACTTAATAAAAGATTAAGAGATCTTCGTGCAGTTATACCGTCATTACCTACAAAAGGAGGACCGCCTAGATGCTCGTAAGCTTCTGCTATGATCTCGTCAATGTCCAGATTAAAAGTTTGACTTGTAGAAACTGCCATTCTTATTCCATATCTGTAGTTGTGTCACCCCAATCAGGACGACAGTTACAATCATCACATTTACACATAACAGACTGCCCTTCGCTATCTTCAGAAGCAACAGAACACATCATATCACAGTGACAAGTATGTTCACAGTGGATACATGTACTACCCACCATTATTTAAGATCCTACTGTTTTAATACGATGAGATGCTTTATCAATGTAATTTGAAAAAGTCTTATCCATAATAAAAGGAAAGACACCGTGTATAAGCATAACAATACATATTCCAAATGAACGTATGCTTTCAAACCACGCAAACTTTAAGTGGGACATGTATTTTAAATGTACATCTTTAGGATGTGAAAAGTTAAACATGTACTTTATCCTAACAAGAATGTAGCAAAAGCACCGCTTGGAAGAGTTACATGTAGTTTATCTTTTACTCTTATTCCTAAATCGGGTACATAAACATCTGAACTACTGCTAACACCTAAAGTCTGTTGATAAATAATAGTTCCACTTGCTGTCCCATTACGCACCACCATATCTCCTTTTGCTGCTGCTGTTCCCCAGCTTACCCCTCTAATACGTGTAGGATAGTCTGTAGCAGTAGCTGTAGCAGATACGAAGACTGCATTAATAGCTGTACTCATTTCGTTAATCCCTTATGTGAATTACTTATACTCTATAATAAAAGAGGGATGCCGTTTTAACAAGCATCCCTCTTTAAAGTTAGACTAAATTATAGATTTTAAGCGGCTCCGGAATTTCCGTAGAAGCCTCTCCAATCAGACCAACCAAAGCTGTAACGTTCACGAGCCTTGAAGCGAAGGTTACCAGTATCGAAATCTGGTTCCATCTTCGTACCAAGAGGTGCGCGAATGAACATCTTTGTTCCGTTAGGCACATCCGTTTTCACGAACCATGCATCAGTATCTGTGAACCTATGGTTAACAAAGTCACCTTTCGGAATCACACCCATACTTCTAACGGCGTTGATGTCGTTGGTATTTGTTACACTGTCTTTATCAGCAGCCGTACCAGCAATATTAGTACCGTAGACTACCGTAGTTGTTGACAGTGTAGATTTGAGGATCTTTTGCGCTACAAACTGTAGATCCGGTGGAATATGCAAGGAAACTGGCATTGCCCCAATCAGAATGGCACGATCATCTTTGGCCTTCTGAATGGTTATTGCCGCTGTTTCCACAGCCGCTTCCGACAGATCAGCATCCGTCAAATCATTGCTTTGGTTTCCGCCAGCAGCAACAGGGTGAGCAGCGGAGAAAAGAACCACTCCGTCACCGCCAAGACCGCTGGTAAAACCGTTATTGAAGATAGCCGCTGCTTTAGTTTGTTTAGTAGCAGCCATAGACCTTGCAAGAGCTTTTGCCCGAATTTTAGCAAAAGTGTCATACAAGTTATCTTCCATCGCCTCTTCCGTAACAGCAAACGCCAACGCAATTGTTTCATGCGTATAACGAGATGCCCAGCTTTCACTGGCACTTTCGTAAGAGACAGCCGAACCTTCAGGTTTTACCGGAGCTTCCCCGAAAGCAGTCATCAAGACTTCTTCTTCAAAGGCCCGATCAGAGTTCTCAATCTCAAAGAGCGGCTTCTGCTCTTCATCAATTGAGCCGTACTCCAACCCAAAGATAGCGTTTAAGCCGGGAAGAAGTTGTTTGCCAATACTAGCTCTATTAATAGCCATTTAACATTCCTCCCTTAGTTCGCAACGGAAACAGATAAATCAAGATGATTTGAAATGCGAACAAGTACACGTGGATTAGCATCGCCAAATGCGTTACTTGGAACCTGATACAAACCTACGATACGTAGTGGGTTTGAAAGAGAAGTTCTTGAAGTAACCTGCACTGACCAAGCTGATTGTCCGGTGTACGTACTACCTGCTGAAATTTCAACAAAGTAGTTTGCACTTTCTACATCAGTCTGACTTACTGTTGCGTTACATTGGATTTGGTAGATAGCAGATGGATCGTCCATAACATGAGCGATCACCGTACTGTCTCCCGATGAAGTACCAGACGGCCAGTAGTTCGACCACGTGGGCTGGTTAGAATTAGGATCTACATAATTGCAGCCCTGAAACACCCCAATTGGACGATCTGCTGTGACTGATACTGGTTGGATATATCCAGCACTAACTTTGACAAGATCACCACGAAAGATATTATCCGCGTAAGTATTTGCTATTTGATACTCACTTGTACCCATCGTATTGTAACCACTGCCACGTCTACGTACTGGAGTTAAACCATTAAAAGATGCTGCAAGAGCCATAATGATTAATTCCTTTTTCAGTAAAAGTGTTAACGTTTAAGCATCAAATCTCGCTCTATTGCCAGTTGATACCCGTGATTGGCTTGAATCAGTAATGGGCATTCTACGATCAGGATGATCACGCATCATTCTATTCTGGATGGCATCTTCCATTTGGTCGGTTCTTTTTCTTGTTGCCTCTGTTTTTGCCTGTGCATATTCTATGGGTTGTTTAGCGAGGGCCACATCACCTCGTAATATGCATCCGGTCATTCTTCCGTCTTCCTGTACTTTGAATCCAGAAGACAATTCAGGGCATTCTTCAGCCGTTACAAATGTCCAACCTTCCCGTTCCTTACGTCCGATATTCTGGTAATCATCCTGATTATCCAGCATTACTCTTACCCAACGTAATACATACCCTTCATCCAAGTATTTAGTCTTGACACTATCAGGTATTTTAAGCCAATCACTATCTTCTATAGCTTCTAAGATGGCTTCACGAGAATAACCTTCCCTTTCTTCTGAAGCCCGTGTCGTGTTACGGGTTACAGACTTTTTAGCATTTTCACTCTTTTCGTTTTCTACCGTATTTACTTGTTCAACCATTTTTCATCTCCGCACACTTTTGTTTAAACCACAGTCGTATAATCGCCATCAGACCGTTCTGCTTTCGCTTTCTCGGCTGCATATCTTTCAAGAGGTATACTCCACTTTTTAGCTAAACGTACATCTTCCGAAGTAAGTTTAACTTTTTTAGAGGCAGGAGAGTGCGATCTTCCTGCTACCCTTTGACGAGGCTTTGACGGAGTAGCCTCTTCCGAATACTTATTTGGTAACTCTTCCCGAAGTCTGAGAT